CTGAGTTCTTTATAATACCCATCGACTCAGTTACCTCTCCATAGAAGTCTCCAAGTTTGTTCTTGGGTATTGAAGAATACTTAAGCTTGGGAACATTAGCTTCAATAGCTCTAATATTACCATACAGACTAGTACGTATACGCTCTATATTGGTATCGTACATCTTCATCCACTCTGCATCTTTAGTAACATCTTCGAAAACGTTACTAACATCAGACAGCCAATAAAGATCATCCTTGTTAACTAAGGAAAGCAATTCGCGAACTTGAGTGCGCGGGAGATCTTTTCCTTTCATAATGGTGCTAACAACCGAACTTAATTGTTCTGACACATGACTAACAGCATTGTCTTCTAATATCACATCAACACTTTTGTTAGCTCTATCAGATGTTATACTATAGGTATTATCCTCATTAACGGAATATCCTATATCTCTAACCGTTCCATCTGACAACAAAACAACAGCTTTATCTTCACATGTAGCCAATATAGTAAAAGGAGTGTCTTTGTATTTTTCTGAAACCATAGAATTGATAGCCTCAATTTTATTTTCGAGACTTCCAATTCTTACTTTTTCAATCGAACTTCCTTTAATTACTGGCATTTTTACCGCTTCTTCCTCGATAGGCCTTCTTAAGTAACTTTGCAACAGGACCCATCTCTTCTATCTTTTTTACCATCCTATGTTGACACTGTATATTTTCTTTTAGCAATAAATTAATATTATCTATTTTTTTGTTGATATTTTCAGAAGGCTGTCCCTGTTGATCTTGCCCTTGCTGTTGTCCTTGATCTTGCCCTTGTCCCATAGGCAAAGCACTTGGATCTCCCAACTGACTTGTATCAACGCCAGGGTATTTTTTCTGCAAATCAAACGCTAACTTAGCCTGTGCTTCTGCATTATTAGCTATCTCATCATCCTTCTTAAGCATAACAGTAGCAGCATCATCCTGGCTTAAATGCATAATTCTCTGCAACATCCAATCTAGTGGCAGTTTATTCTCAAGCGCACTAATCAAACCAGCTTGTGCGTTCATGGTTTCAATCTGCTGTAACTCAAGAATACTAGATGGTGCAGTCATACGAGTATCCCATTCGGTACTATCGGGATCTATGCCCAATGCAGCCATGTGGACTCTTGCAACATGTCTTATGCCGTTTCTGAATTCTCTTTGTATCCTCAGGCAAGTTCTTGCAAATCTAACATCTTTTTGAGCAAGGCTCTGAGAAGCATCGGCATCCCCACCGTAATAGGCCCTTGGTATCTTAATGGATGTAAAAAGCTTATCCCTTAAATACTCAAGATCATCATTAACACTCCAATCAGGTCCAGATAGAATCTCTACCCGCGTGGATTCCTTACCACCTCGTGTGGGAATAAAAATATCTTCTTCAGGTGAGTTACAAGTGAACACACCTGCATATAATCCAAATGTATGAGTACCATTAATTGTCAATGTGTAGGTTTGCTCGGCAGGTCCCCATTCGCAAACATCAAATACTTTTTCAGGATCTAAATTTAAAGCAACAAGATTTTTACCAGTTAAATTTTCAGCTTTACACTTTCCACCCTCATACAACGGGAATTCGTGGTCTGGAGTACAATAGATGCTGTTTCCGTTCTCCAAGGTAACCTTGACCATGGCAGCATGTTCACGGGTTTTCCCAGCCCATGTAATAGGCATTACCTTGCGTTTATTAGTAACTATGTCATACGAGTAAACAGCGTTAATCTTTCCGCTTTCATATTCTTCAATTATTTCCAAAATGGAAAGATCTCGTCCGTCCTCTAACCTAACAACAGTATCTCCGGCGAGACACATTGGGTTGTTTCTAAATTCCAATTGACCCGTAGTAGGGTTAAGAAGAGTTCTTTTCTTATAGGATTGCTTTACCCTTTTTACTTGTGCCATAGCTTCGGCAGGTGGCAAATCCCCGGTATCTACATAAAATGCGAAGCGCCCCGGGCTCCTCGAAAGACGGTAAAGCAACATGGTGTCTTCTAGCATTACCAATCTCTTAAACACCCACCGAGCAGCGTCAATTACGGAAAATCCATATATAGAGCGAATGTGCTTACTACTTAGTCTCCAATGAACAACTTCCCACGGCTCAAAAAATATCACTTCCCGCTCTTTTAACGCCTGCTTTAGTTCCTTTATATTTTGAACATTTGCCATATGGAAAGCAAACTGCCCAGTCATGTCTTGCATATAACCAAGCGTGGCTCCCCTCATATCAACGATTCGTCGCATAGTAGCAACAGGAAGAGGATTAAGCCCTACCACGCCTTGCCCTGGAAGTATTATTAATTCTGCAAAACTATTCCCATACTTTCCCAGAGATCTAATAATAGCCCAAATATCCTCTTCTATCCTTAATCGCCTATGCAATAGATCATCTACTATATCCCTTATGACTTTATCCTTGGATTCCGTCCAAATAGTCTTACCTCTAACATTATCAGTTACAGTACAGTCATCGGCGAAGATATCCAGTCCACTGGAGAGTTCAGGGTAATCATCCATAGCCTCCATGTCGGCATAACGCATCATAAGATCTTGGTCCATATTCAATGCGGCAGATAGTCCCCTCATGCCCATTGAATTGCCATCAGACCCCGTCATAATCCCATTGCCAAATCTTACGTTGGGATCCGCTACAGATATGCCCTTGGCTTTACTTGCTACTTGAGTAGCCTTATCTCGTTTGAAAAAACCGGAGACAGATGTTAAGAAACCCATTTACATATCACCCTTAAACACTATCAATTTAGAGACTATCACCATATCGCGAACTTGAGTTCGCAGTTATATTGCAAATAATATATCCAACACTCTTGTAAAAGTAGTTTAATCTTATCAATCGCCGAAGATGATAGGTAAAAATTCGTTTGCTTTGCCATTTCTAGCTTCTTTTATTGATTCCATATCTACCTTATCCATAGGAACCAACCCCCCGCTTACCCATGAATCTTCATATGGAACTACATTATCCTTACCAACGCTACCTTCTAATGGAATTCTCTTAGAGGACTCTTTTAACCCAAAGATTGCCCCTGCTACAGAGTCACTTTGATCTTTCGAACCGGCTTGCGGGTGGTCAATTTTTCCAGCTATTCTATCATATTCGAGATGTAGGAATTCATAAGCAAAAGGTTCATAGTCATAAATCTCTATTCTGTTTTCATAGAAAGCCGACTTTAACTCATCATAAGGAGCAGTAGATGTGTCAGTAGAAATAATATGGGGAGTAATTCCTCTTCGTTTTATTTGCTGATGCATTTCTACATACTGAAAAGTATCACTTGAGAAGCCTATGAATTTGTATCCATGCTCCATAAATTGGTAGACCATGGTTCTCAGATCGGGAAGATATATTTGCTCTCCCGGAGGTGGATTAATCCTTAACATGGCATCTACAACATAATATGGTGCAGCATCAATATGCTTCTTATTGTCAGAGTCCCGTCTAACCACATCTACCCATCTTTCTATATGAGCTATTGTAAGACCACAACTGTCTCCAGATATACCCACGTCTATGTGGCACCATCTAAACGCCTCAGGATTGCGCCTTGGCTTCCAAGCTGTTTCTACAAACCCCCCAGGTAGTTTTCTTTCCGTTTGAATACAAAGTGTATCCCAGTCCCATTGTCCCCTTGATCCTGAAGTGTACTCTAAAGAACTAAAAGGATGCCTCCTAGCTTCATCTACACATTCATAGACGGCGCTTTGTCTTTGAACAAACAACGAAATGGCCTGCGTTGAGAATCCAGCTATATCTCTCAACGCTTCTTCCATGTTGCTCTCAAAATCTTCTTTATACTCCACTGGTATATCCATTAGAAAAGCATCATTGGCATCCAGATACTCATCTGACACTAACTCTACTTCATCATCAGCAAGTATCCTAGAATTCATAGAAGACGTTGAGCATAATACCCAAAACACTTCTCCGCAAAATTCGCTCTTTGGTTTGGCTGTCCAAGCAGTATGGTCCCGACAAAAAACATCAGGATCTTCAGCCGACTTTCTGATTTTACGCTCTGTAAAGGATTCGACAGTAGCAGCCGAGGATGCCAAAATAACCATACCAGGGAATCCACCTCCCGCCCGTTGAAACCTTGACTTAATACGACGAACAAGCGACTGGTATACTTTCTCAACTATGTCAAAATGCTCTGCTCTTAGCTTCTGTCCAAAACCTTGCGATATCTGCTGTGCCTTCCTTCTTGGTGGGAAGTTGGTTTCATCAAGTATAGACGAAAATACGTTGCCGCCAGTGACACGATCTGAGCCATACGATCCTATTATCATTCTAATATTGTTGGGGAATAATGTATAGTCAGTGGCAAACTTAGGAGTAAATAATGTCATAAAATAAGGAGATTCCTTTATTTTAGTATCAACCGCTGTTTTAATAATCTCCCTGGCCAGTGTTAGATTTTTGGAAATCAGTGGAATAACAATCTCAGATCCAATTGACAACCCAAAGGTTCTCTGCGGTGAAATCATACATGACAGTTCATATATAATCCTACACAACGCTATAGATGAACTATAAGTCTTTCCATATCCAAGGGATCCCGTGAACAAAATTTCTCGATATGGTCGCCTAAAAAGATCTATTAGATCCTTTTTTACCACTGGATATATAGTGCTACACGATTCTCCCAGATAATAAGGATCTTCGATAAACTGCTCCATGGACACAGGCGTAGTATGATAAATATGATTCATCATATCATTGACCAATACAGAAGTATCACCTAGCGCATCTTCACCCAATGCTCTAAGCAAAGCAGTCTCATCGGGAGAAAGACCTACTTTGATACGGTTCACCCTTCCCATCACTTCTTGCTTAGTAGGAAGGGATCTCCTTCTTCCGTTTCTTCCAACTACAATCATTCGACTACCGTTATTTCATTCTTCTCTTCTTCTTCACCTTCTATATCTATTGTCTCTCCGTCCATCTCCTTTTCTTCATCATATGTAACAGCATCTTGAATGGATCTCATCATAGACAATACCTTTGCTCTTGACACAGGATCCGCCATAGCCCTTGCCGCTGCATCCCCGTATCTTTGCCTTATCTCTTCTAAGCGCTCTGGTGATACAGTAGTTGTCCCATCTGCTTTTTGACCAGATATTCCTAGATCCATCTTCATCTTGTGCATCTTAAAAAGAAGATCTGTTATCTCCCTATTGGATGCTCTTGATTCAGGATCTATCACTCCAAAATGCCTCTCACGCGCATGAATTAAGTCGAATCTATACAGCATTGCTTCATACTGTATCTCCATTCGCCTTAGTTCTTCTAATTTGTCTGTATATTGCTTCTTGGCCTCTATGATTATATGAGGCATTCTATTGGTTAGAACATCAAGTGGAAGTATTGACTCACTCCTGAAATTATTAAGCATTACCACAAGGGATTTTTTACTTACCCCCTCGTATTCTCCTTGTTGCTTAATAAAATCTGCTACCGATGGTGCAGGATACCCGCAAGCAAGCATCTCCTTTACCATCTCATAACATCTTAATGCTCTTATTCGTTTAAACTTTTGATCTTTAGGATGAATCTTTCTTCCGCCTGGCATGAACTACAACTCCATTCGCGCACTTGAGTTCGCAACGTATAGCAACCCCAACACATAAAGAGATTACAACAACAAATTATTTAGTGCAAATGGAATTATTATTTTACAAGAGAAAAATACTATTTATGAGAATAAGAAGAAGTCCTTGACATCTCAAACGCTTCATCTCTGGATGGAAGCAAGCAAAACAAGGACATTGATATGATGGAGATAATAAGCGTCCTCTTCCACCAATAATTAACAATGACCATTGCCTTCTCTTCCATGTCCAATCTGCTATCCGTCGCTACAATAACCTTTATAATGGAAATTATAACAAAAACGATACAGGAACACACAAATACAAACATTAAGAATCCATTAATGTAACCAAGCCTTGTCATAATATAATACATTCAATTTGCCTCCTGCTGAACATTGATCATAGGAATCATCCCGCTCCCATTATAAGTAGGAAGCTTACCATCCCATCTCACAACTGTTTGATATTTAATCAATTCATGAGTGACTGACGCTGCAAGAATCTTATTAGCTTCTGCCTGAGCTTCTGCTTTGAG